CAACTGATAGTAAACATTTACATCATTCTTTTGACCAATACGGAATGCTCTATCTTCAGCTTGTTCGTTTTAAATATAAATATTCTTGAAAAATAAGTAAATAATGTTTGTTTTTTTTAAAGTTTTGTTATATTTATTATTGTGGGAACAATGTTCCCACAATAATAAATATAAAATTAAAAATATGAAAACAGAAGAAATTAAGATTAGAATATCAACAACATTTAAACAAGATTTTCAAGAAATTTGTGAAAATGAACAAACAACTATGTCTAATAAGATAAATGATTATATTTTTGAAGAGATTAAAATTAAAAAGAAAAAAGATTTGGTTGGTCAAATAATGATAAAAAAACTTATAAAATTTGGTGTTATTAATACCAATGGAAGACTTTATACAAAAGATGAATTGGTTAAAGTTAAATTAAATGATGATGGTTTTGAATACACAGAACTAGACAAACTAAATTCAAAAACATATTTTGGTCAATTTGGGTATGGTCATGATGATTCAATAGTACACAAATATAACGCAACACATTCTATTGAAAATTTTAGAATTGAAGATGATTGGTTGATTGGCGATGTTAAAATATTAAACCCTTCAATCATACCAATTTTAGATAAGATAGTTTTTAGACCTCGTTCATATGGCGAATTAGATGATAACGGTGTTGTTAAAAATTTAGAAATAATAGGATTTGATGCCATTTTAATAACAGACGATTCATTTAAACAAGAATAATTATGGAAAGTAAAATATGTAATAAATATTTAATTGAAAAAACAATAAATGAATTTCATAAAAACGGTAAAAATATTTATTCATTATGTAAAGTTTGTAAAAATGAATATAAAAAAGAATATAATATAAAGAATAGAGAAAAAAGAAAATTATATCGCAAATCTAGAAAACATATAGGTTTATGGAGAAGTTTGTTGAAAATGTCTTTATGGAGATTGAATTCAAGAAAAAATGGGAAAACAATTGACTTATTGGGATACTCAGCTAATGAATTTAAAACACATATTGAATCTTTATTTACTGATGGTATGTCTTGGGACAATCATGGTGAATGGCATGTAGACCATATCAAAGACGTTAGTTTATTTAATAATGATGATTTACCAAGTGTGGTTAATGCATTATCAAATTTAAGACCTATGTGGGCTACAACAAGAGAGATAAATGGTATTATTTATGAGGGTAATCTAAATAGAAATAAACACAGAAAATCTAAATTATAATTCATCGTTAAGTATTTTATCTACTAAAAATTCAGTTTCATTTTCATTTTTTTTATCACCTAATATTGCATTAATAACCGATTGTTTGTTTTTTAGTGTTTCCCACATACGAGTAGATATGGTATTATCAAACAATTGATAGTAAACATTTACATCATTCTTTTGACCGATACGAAATGCTCTATCTTCGGCTTGTTCATTGTCACCAGTAACCCAAGAGAATGAATTAAACACCACTACGGTGGCTTCAGTAAGTGTAATTGCCACACCAGCTGATTTTATGTTGCCTATAAATACCTTTACTTTTGAATTCTTTTGAAATGCATCGACTGATTTTTGTTTTTGCGTTGTTGACATTGGGCCATTATGCGTAACCGCTATCTTTCCAAAGTGTTTTGCTAGTATTTCAAGCTCTTCAGTGAAGCTGGTAAAGATAATTACCTTTCTACCCATATCAATAGCATTCTCAACCATCTCAATTGTATGAGGAATAGCAGCTGCCGCAATGAATTGTCTTAAAAGAATTAGCTCCACAAGGTCTTTTTGTAGATTCCCATTTCGTTTACCTTCAGAAGTTCTCTTCAATAGGTATTCTTCCCATAGATTTTCGTATTGACTCCACTCTTTTTTGTCCAAAACATGATACATAGGGGTAATAACTTTGTCTGGCATATCCAAAACATCAGTTTTTAACCTTCTCATGATGATATTTTTGGTCTTGGAGGCCAATTCATCCAAATTACTAGCACCATCAGTTATCCATATCTGTCTTTTTTGACCGTTTTTAAGGGTTTTAAAGAACTTTTTACCATCACAGTATCTTACTGCATAGTGTTTCCAATTTTCAGCTATAGGTGACTTGATTATCTTCAATAAATTGAAGAAATCCATGGGTCTGTTGGCCACTGGGGTACCAGTTAGTAACCATACTTTGGATATATTGTGTTTTACAGCTAATTCAACCATGATTTTACCACGAATACTATCATTATTCTTCAAATAATGAGCTTCATCTATGATTGCAAGGTCAAAATTGGCATTGGATAGGTCTCTATTGATAGTTGACATCTCTTCTGGTGTCAATTGTCTTCTTGCTTCTACCAGAGTGTGAAAATTCTTAAGAATATCAAAATTTATGATGGTAAATTTGGCTTCAGACCATTTTTTACCGTCAATAATGGTCGTATCTTTACAAAATACATTGATTTCACGCTCCCAGTTGATTTTAGCTGAAGAAGGACAAACAACAAGTATTTTTTTAGCACCACTTTCAAGGGCTGCAATGATAGATTGGGTGGTATTGTGGGTTACAATGGCATGTTCGGTAACATACAACTTATCTAGTGTATCAACAGCAATACAAACAGCTTCACCTTTACCAGCTGGTTCAATGTTTTTGATATATCTACCAACTTTATATTTATTTGGTAGTCTATAAGTATCAGCTTTTCTTTTAAGTCTAAATGGGTTAAATTCGCTTGGCATTTTAATGTTTAACCTATAGGCTTTTTTACATTCAACAATAGTACCGTCTTCTTTTTTATATTTACCAATTTTGCTTTTTTTTCTAACAATACCACCTAATGAATGAACAATTTCAGCAACATCATCAGCCAATCTTTCAGAAATAGTAGAATATTCAGTACCGTTAAATTCACCATTTTTTGATTTCATACAATGACCATCAGTATCCATAAGACCTTGTAATATAGCAAGTCTATTTTCAATGCTGGAATATTTGTAGATTTCTGGAATAAATTTGGTACCAGACCTAGTATTTTCTAAACCTAATTCTTTTATATCTGAAGCGTGATAATTAATATACGCTTTTCTTTTATTATCACTAATTTTATGTTCAGTTAATATAACACCATTAAATAATTCATCAAAATCATCTTTATGTAATTGAATCGCAATTGCTGATGATTTGGTGAAATAGCCATCACCCAAAGATAACCCTAATAAATAAGGTTCAATAGGTAAAATATTATTATTTTCAAACTCAATTGGTTTAACAATTGGTATTTGCCATTTAGAACCACCATTTTTTTGTTTATAATACGTTTTAAATTTATATGGTCGTTTTTTGTTCCACCCAGTTCCTATTTGTTCTAAAACCAAATTTTTATCTAGCATCTGTTCAGTGCTAATAGTAATATATCTATTTTCTCTATTTTTAGAGTTTTCACCAGAATTACATGAAGACACATTCCATAAATGTTCTTTGCCAACCAAAATACTATATCCATCATTAAATGTTATTTTATATAATTCTTTAACACCTTGTGGGTAAACACCTATAACATTACACGGTTTACCATTAGAACCAATTATTTTATCACCAATTTTCAAATCACCAATTTTATACCTTCCGTTAGGTGTAAATACTTGATTGTCAATCATTTCCATTTTACCTAGCCCCATATCGTCAGCTAGAATACATCCGTTTCTTGATAATAAAAACTTAATCCCTTCTTCTTGATGTTTGTAAAGTTTCTTCTTGGTTTTGGCCAAAACCTTGTTGTATTTTTCAAAATCAACTTCTACTTTAATAGGTTCAAAGTATGGGTCATCGGTTACCTGTGTTTTAGGTAGCCAATACATTTTTGATTCTACTTGGTTTTTTTTAAGTTTTCCATAAACATGATAAGATTTATCAGTTTCAGCTAGTATAAATTCAATAAGGATTTTTTCTGGGGTAAATGAAACACCGTCTTGTTTTTGAAGTTCTTCACCCAAGTATTTTGTTATTCCTATAACCCTATTGATTAAGATTGGTTCTCTTTCATGATTTTCAATAATATACTTGGATTGAGTTTCAGTAAGTGTTATTTTTCCATTTTTAACGAACTCATTCTTAAGTCTTAGCAAATAAGGGTTTATTCCGCTATAGTTTTCAAGTAGCGAAACTGCTGAATGTCCCTTGATATCATTTAAATTTATCAAATATTTTGTTTTATCCCTAGTAATTTATATAAATATAGTAAAAAGTTTTTATAAAATCAAGTCTTTTTATCCAATTAACCAAAAGATAAATATTTATATAGAAAAAACAATGGATAATAAGAAAGTTGTACCTATTACAAGAATTAACAAGTTTTTTTCAGAAGAAGACTACCAGTTAGAAATAAGTATGGGCCGTGAAGTCATTGAGGGTGACGGAAATTTCACTTTGATTCTCTATAGAGTTGATAGACAATTAACTGAGTATGATAATCTTTATGGTGAGGCGACCAAAGATGGTATAAGATTTTTCTCACCAGTTGAATTGAAAGTAATACCTATTTTGGATGAACCAGAGAACCAAACTTATAATAAAAATGGTAGTTTAAGGTATATTCAAGATGGTAATTTAAAATTTGGTATTTATGATGCTCAATTAAGTGAATTAGACACTGAAATAAGCTATGGTGATTACATAGGTTATCCAGTTACAGAAACTGAAATTAGATATTTCAGCGTTGTGAATGACGGGGTTAAAAATTTTGACAACAAACACACTATCATGGGATACAAAGGTGCATTTAGAACTATAAATTGTGCACCAGTAGATAATACTGAATTCCGTGGTATGTAATAACAAAGACGTAATATTTATAAAATATGGCAATGCCAAAAGGATATAAGACAGACATCAACATCGTTAGTGGTAAGATTGGCCCAGAAAGAAGACAAGAAATTCTTGATGGGATAGCCGATAAAGGCACCTTCTTACCTAGAGGCGTATTGGAAGAAGATATGGACCAAACTTTTATTGAGTTTTTAGGTTCTGATAAGGGTTTGTCTATATCTATTGACGGCAAAAAAGTACCAGTTGTGTTTTTAACAATACAAAGATGGACTGAATTTACCAAAACATGGGAATTTTCTGAAGAATACAAAAATATTGAAATGCCATTTATCACTGTGGTTAGAAGACCAGATATTCAACAAGGTCAAAACCAAGCTGGTTTATGGAACATTCCAGGTGGTAGAACCTATACATACATGAAAGTACCTACATGGGATGGTGTTAGACATGGTATTGATTTATACAAGGTTCCACAACCAACACCAGTAGATATAACTTATGAAGTAAGATTATTCACCAATAGAATGAAAGATTTGAACAAATTCAACAGAGTTGTTCAAAGAGCGTTTCAATCAAGACAATGTTACATCAACGTAAACGGTCATCCAATGCCTTTGCATTTGGAAACAATAGGTGATGAGAGCAATATTGACAACTTTGAAAGTAGAAGGTTTTATGTTCAAATGTTTGAAATGAAATTATTGGGTTACATATTGGATGAAGAAGATTACGAAGTAATACCAACAATCAATAGAATGATTGCTACGCTTGAGGTTGATGAGAAGAAAATCTATAATGATATAATTTTTGAACCAATCAAAAAAGGTCATCAAACTGTTTATAATTTTGTTTGGAAACCTAAATCTGATAATCAGTTTACATTTACAGCACAATATGATGTTTCATTTACACAATTAACCAACGTAGAAAACTTAACTAGAATAATTATCAATGTTAACAATTCAGTTGTTTTTGATGGAACAGTTTTATCAACACCTTTAAATCTATTTGCAAATGATGTAGTAAAGGTAAAAGTATATAAAAACTTTCTAACAATTGGGAAGTTTACATTAATCGGAAACACAACAGCATGAGCCACGTAGGAACAGGATATGATATAAACCAGACATTTATAATTGAGCCACTAGATAATGCTGTGCCAATACTTAGTGCGTGTACTGCATTGTACACAAATAACATTTTGTCATGTAGCGGCAATACTCAAATATTTTTGGGTGCTGGTGTTATTTCATTTGATGGAAATTTGTATACCAATGATAATTTAAGTGCCAATACAATCAATGCTTCGACTTATTATAGTGGTGGTACAAACTTGATTGATATTGTTTCTTTAAATACTATTACTGGTGGTACGTTCAATAACAATACGGATACGCTTACACTTTACAAACAAGATAATTCTACTGTTGTTGTTACTGGTTTTACCGACTATTATACAACAGGTGCCACACTTATTGGTGATACGGTTTATTTTGATAGAAATGACCAATTATCAGCTTATACAGTTAATTTAAGTTCTTTGGTTGTTAATGATAAATACGTAACTGGTGTTACATTTACCGATAACCAATTAATTATAGCTCGTAATGATGGTGTTAATTTAAACACATTTATCAACACATTTACTGGATTGACAGTTAATGGTATTTTAAATGTTGATAGGTTAAACGCAAATGTTATTTCTGCTACTACTATATCAGCAACAACGTTTTATGGTGATGGTAGTCATCTAACTGGTCTTGTTACACAAGATACACGTGTAACTGGTTTTACTTATACACCAAATACTTTTACAATTTATGATACAACTGGTGGTACATATTCTGCATCTTTTAACGAAGTAAGCGGACTTACTATTTCTGGTCAACTTATATCTGATTCAATAAGTGCAAACACAATATCAGCTACAACATTTTATGGTGATGGTAGTAATTTAACTGGTCTTGTTACACAAGATACTTACGTTACAGGAGGTACTTATTCCAACGGTACTGCTATATTCACCAATAACACAGGCGGTACATTCAATGTATCTGGTTTCTATACTGGTTACACAGCTCCTATTGATGTTTATGTAACTGGTGGTACTTACTCTAATGGCAACACAACCTTTATAAACAATACTGGTGGTACATTTAGTGTAACTGGATTGACAACTCCTTTTAGTGGGGGTAGTGTAACTGGTTTAACAGCAACTACAATAAGTGCAACAACGTATCAAAATTTACCACTAGATATACATGTAACTGGTTTTACTTTTAACAACGGAAATTATGATATAACCATCAAACAAAATGATGGAAGTAGTTATACTCAAAACTTATCAATTTTAGCTTCCGATGTAACTATAACTGGCGGTACTTATAACCCTGTTACTGGTATTGCTACGTTTGTAAACAATACGGGTGGAACATTTAACGTGACTGGTTTTTTGACTGGTTATACGGATACAACTGTAAGTGCTTTTACATACAACAACGCAAACACATTTAAAATTGATTCGAGCAACGGACAATCTTTTTCAGCAACTATAAATTCTGTAACTGGTTTGACTGTTAATGGTTCATTATCAGCAACTACTTATCTAGGATTGCCTTTGGATATACGTGTTACTGGAGGTACTTATTCTAACGGAACTGCTACATTTACAAACAATACTGGTGGTACGTTTAACGTATCTGGATTTAAAACTAGTGATGTATTTGTTACAGGAGGTACTTATTCTAACGGAACCTCTACCTTTACAAATAATACTGGTGGTACATTCAGTGTAACTGGGTTTACTTTGCCTTATACTTTTACTGGAGGTACGGTATCTGGTGCGACTCAGTTTACCAATGGTTTAACAGCAAGTACTATATCAGCTACCACAATTACAACTCCAAGTATGGTTGCAAATTCAAATGGGTTGACAGCAAGTACTATATCAGCAATAACTTATTTAGGTTTACCTAAAGATGTGTTTGTAACTGGTGGTACTTATACCAATGGTAATGCAATATTTACCAACAATACTGGTGGAACTTTTAATGTTAGTGGTTTCTCAATTGGTGGCGGTGGTGGTCAAATATTTTATTTGAATCTTTCACAATCAAAAAATGGTAACAGATATTTGAGTACAACTGCCAGTACTGCTGCTGAACAATCAAGTGGTGTAACCATAAACAATGGTGCAACAGGAACAATAGCATCATTTCAATCAGACGTTTTGGGTGTTACGCTAATTCCTGGTGGTGTGTGGTCATTTTATTTGCATTCATATAAAAATACTAATAACGCAAGTTTTCAAATTTTTGTTGAGGTATATAAATTATCAAGTGGTGGTACATCAACTTTATTGTTTACAACTGACCCAGCAGATGTAACAAGTAATTCACCTAATCCATCAATGCAATTAACTGATGTGTATTTTAGTGGTTCTCCTGTTGTTGTTACTGATAGTATAGTTTCTGTTGTAAAAGCTACAAATACTGGTAATCAATCAAAAATAATAACACTTGTTAGTGAAGGTCTTCAACATTATTCATATGTTGTTTCAACTTTACCAACCCAACAAGGTTTGACATGTGATACCTTGAGTGGTTGTTCAATAATTCAAACAATTCAATCTAATCTAAATAATAAATTAGATAAAAGTGGTGGGACAATAACCAACAATTTGGTTATTAACGGTAGTTTATCTGCAACTACATATCTAGGCTTGCCTACCGATATACGTGTTACTGGAGGTACTTATTCTAATGGCAACACAACCTTTACAAATAATACTGGTGGCACATTTAGTGTTAGTGGTTTTACTACTCCATTTACAGGAGGTACAGTAAGTGGTACAACTTTATTTACAAGTGGATTAACAGCTACAACTATATCAGCAACAACTTATTTGAATACACCTTATTGGACATCTGGTTCAACAGGTGATTATTCAATCAGAGCTAAAAATGATAGTTCTATAGACGCAACTGGAAATTATTCTTTGGCTGAAGGTTATGCTACAACAGCACAAGGTGTTGGTGCACATGCTGAAGGTGGTCAAACTACTAGTATTGGTATTTATGGTCATGCCGAAGGTGGTAATACAACAGCATATGGTGATTGGAGTCATGCTGAAGGTGGTAATACAACAGCATATGGTGATTTGAGTCATGCTGAAGGTCTACAAACAACAACCAACGGTCCACACGCACATGCTGAAGGTAATTCTAGTGTTGCATCTGGTGATGCAAGTCATGCTGAAGGTCAAAACACATCTGCTAATGCCCAATCCAGTCATGCTGAAAATTATTATACTGTATCAAATGGATTTGCAAGCCATGCTGAAGGTGGTTTGACAACAGCACAAGGTAATTATTCACATGCTGAAGGTGCTAGTTCAACAGCTATTGGTAATTATTCACATTCTGAAGGTAATACAACAATAGCTATTGGTGATGAAAGCCATACTGAAGGTATTAGTACAAGAGCTTATGGTGGTGCAAGTCATGCTGAAGGTAGTTCTACAACAGCTGGTTTATTAGGTTATGTAGCTATTAATCTTACAGCAAATAGAATTACTTTAGATTACGGTGATATAAGTGCTTTATTTAACGCTGGTGATTTATTATACTTAAATGATTACGATTATGATAATAATATTGGTGTAATTGCAGATACTGTTGTTGCTTCATCTTTTGATGGGTCTTATACTTATGTTGATATTACTCCAAGTGTAAATGATACCACTACTTTATTGGTATCTAATATAACCAATCCTGTTGGTGGTGATACATTTATTGGTAATCAAACACACGCTGAAGGTTTTAACAATAAAGCTTTAAGTAACTCAAGTCATGCTGAAGGTGAAAATACAACTGCTTTGAATTATGGGGCACATTCTGAAGGTAATTCAACAACAGCTCAAGGTTATTCAAGCCATGCTGAGGGTGGTGCTACTACAGCCAATGGTTCTGCTAGTCATGCTGAAGGTTTTGCTACTACAGCCAATGGTTCTGCTAGTCATGCTGAAGGTGCACTTACAACAGCTAGTGGTATCTATTCACATGCTGAAGGTTATGGTACAATAGCTAGCGGTTATTATTCACATGCTGAAGGTTTTTATACAACAGCTTTGGGTAATTATAGTCACGCTGAAGGCCAAGGAACAATATCTAGCAATGAAAATTCACATTCCGAAGGTTATTATACAACAGCTAGTGTTGCCTATTCACATGCTGAAGGTGCACTTACAACAGCTAGTGGTGCTCAATCACATGCTGGTGGTTATATTTCAAAAGCTAGCGGCCAAAATTCATTTGTTCATGGTTCTGGTTCAACAGCTAGTGGAATCAATACAGTTGTATTAGGTGGTGGTATTATGGGTACAACAGACAACACGGTTTATGTACCTTATTTTAACATAAAATACCTAAGTGGTGGTACCAGCATAAATAATTTAGGTATTGACGCTAACGGTTATGTAGTTTCTGGTACAACTAGTTCTAATTTTACAGGAGGTACGGTAACTGGTGCTACTTATTACAGCAATGGATTAAGTGCAAATACATTCAGTG